ACTTGTTACGTTGACTCTGTTTGTTTCTAGACAGCACGTTCGGGCTTTTAAATATCTCTCGATACACAGTATGAGGACTGGTGCGTGGCAAGGTATTATATTTTTCTTTTACTTTATCCTTGACTTCATCAGGCACGTAGTCAACCCATGTTGCGTTTGGTTTTGGCGATACGTTGTTCTTCTCTTTATCTTTCAACTCATCTCTCAATGCACGCAGAAGTGCTAGGTATTTAATGTTGAACTTATAATAAGCAGGGTTCGCTTCTTCATAGAGATGTTGGTGAGTAATAATACTTTGTATCGTATCTCTTAAGGGTGTTAGCACTACTGCCCATTCAGTCTTTAACCTAACACGTAGTTGTTTCTTTTGATTGTTAGCCCTACGCTTTTCTTTTAGTGCATCTATTCTTGCGTGTATGAATGCAACAGGCATACTTGGGTAGTTGCTTACCAAATAATTATAGATTTGTTTCGGCGTTGAATTACGTGTGATTGGTTTACGTTTATTCATTGTTAGTTCCTTTTTGTATGATTAAAGTTATATTGTCCACCTAACAGTCCATTGTGTCAAACATTGTTATTCTTTTTTGTGCAGAGTAAGTCACCTCTTGTGCCTTTAAGTATATGGGTTTGCTGATGTTATGTCCAGTTGTCCAGTCTTTTTGGAATACTATAAACAATAAACCTTTTTATAAGAATGTTAGTGCTTTAAATTAAAACAATGAATAAACTAACAACCCTATATATATAAATAAATAAATAATATATATTATATTGTGGACACTTGGACTTCAAATCTTCAACGCCTTATATATAAACGCTTGGGGGGTGTCCCGTGCTACGCTAAAAGAACTAACAATGTTGGACACGCTGGACGTTAGTGCAAAACAACACAACTCTCCATAACAAGTTAACGTATCTCCTTTCTCATCATGTCTGCGAGTCTTACTGATGTCATGGCTGTCCACCCTGTGTTGAGTGTATCTATGCCGTTCATCTTTCGCACAGCCTTGATTGCTTTGTTGAGTGAGTCATAGTAGTTGCCTACCTCTGTTACTTTGTTGTCTTGCTTGAATACTAATACCCATAGTGATGCGTTGTTCTTTAGTGCTTTCATAATGCTCTCCTTAGATGGTTGATGTGGAGAAAACCTCCACTTGATTGGATACTGCTTTTGCCTTACGGATACTGCTACTACGCTTACGGCGTGAGATGTTGATGTCCCACGCTTTACCATTAACACGATACGCCCTCATAATGCGTATGTGTATAGTTCTCTTTCGTGATATTGATTTCATCGTGCCTCCTGATATATAACACCAAGTGCTAGGGTTGCACTAAGGGCATCTTTCAATTCGTTGAGTGTGTCGTTGCCATCTATGTATTTGGTATCTACTGTTGCGTATAAGATGCAATCAAGTAAGAGTGCCGTCTGTTCAAGTGTTAGTTCGCTGAACGTGCTAAGTAGATGGCTGTGCTTTTGGTTTGGGTTTTTAATTTGAGTGTGTTTCATATTTATTTCCTTTCGTTAAGTTAGATTTGACAGGAATTGAAATAGCAGTAAAGCCTCACCCTCTCGCAATCCCTGTCGGTTTGATTAAACATTGAGTAGTGCAACAAGTTTGCGTAACTGTGCTTTCGTGAAATCCTTATTGAGTTTGTTAGCACGTTGCACAATCGGGTCTACCTGTTTAGAACTTGTTGTGGAGGTTTTCTCCACATGGGTTGGCATATAATACTTAAGCATTGCTCTAGCCTGTTCCTCTTTCGCTGTGCCATGTGCGTTGAAACCAAGCGAACCTGTGTAAACACCTTTTTCAATCGTGATTGGTGTGACCTTCTTTTTCTTACCAATGAGTGTAGCAATAGCACTACGCAACTCTAACTGTTCCTCTAGGCTTGACTTGTTATAGATAGGCTTAACTGTATCCATAACTTCTTTGAGAGAGACACCAGCATCAATGTGTTTAGCAACAGCATCAATGTATTTCGTAAAGACAGCCTTCATAAAACCTCCAAATAAAAAAGCCAAGCGAAGTGGCTTGGCAACACACTAGCAATTCCTCACTAGATGACTCTATTATAACATATGGTATGATTCTAGTATCTATATTTACCCCACTACCCCCCAACCCACCTCAAATCGACGAGGACAGTCCAGTCCACTAGATCACTATTCCTCACACGCAACTTAAAAAAATGTCAAATTTTGTAAAAAATCCTATGAGTCATGTCAAATCTTAGACACTAGCCAATAAAAAAAGCCCCAACGCTTAGGATGGGGCTAAAGAATACTAAAGGAAAAGCAAATGTATGAGCACTTGCAACGCCAGTATAACAAAAAAATTAAAATACTGTTACAATCGAAACCATACGCGAACCCACCGCGCAAAAAAGAGAGGTTAACTTGTTATTGAGTCACTTAGTAGAAGCAAATGAAGCAGACTTTCTACCTGTCCCAGAGGCAGAACGGCAAGACTTTACCTCTTTAAATAAAATTTCTCCCTCACAAACACTTGACGCTCAGATAAAAACGACGGATTGGCTTGCCGATATTACCGGAGAGGACGACATGATCGTGTCAAAAGCGCAAGAAGCCAAAGCTGTTGAAGCATTCACCGCATTAATTAACGCCGACCCTAAAGCCAAAGAACAACTTCTAAAGTTAGAAGTACCAGAAGAGATTAGATCTACGGTAGCAATGGTCAGCGCATACCAGTGGAAGTTTATTGAGCAGGCAGAAGAGCTTAGAAGCATGGCTGTAACAAAAATTGTGCAAGAAACTGACCACCCAGACGCTAGAATACGTTTAAAAGCTTTAGAAATGCTAGGTAAGGTTACAGAAGTCGCCCTATTTACTGACAGGGTACAGGTTAAAACTGAAGATGTTAGCGATGAAGAGCTTGAGAAACGTATTAAGGAGAAGCTTGGTAAGTTTATGGGTAAAGTAGAAGTTGTGGATGTGGAATCTAAACAGGTAGAAGGCGGCGATGCTAAGTCCTGAAGAACTACAAGCAGCGCAAAAAGCGCTACCACTAATGACAAAAGCGGAAAAGCTTAAGTTTCTAGAAGATTTAGAAGAAAAAGAACGTCGTGGTGAAATTGATCTAGCTAAAGATGACATGCTAGAGTTTGCTAAAAGAATATACCCCGGCTTTAAGATTGGACCACAGCACAGACGCTTAGCTAAAATATTCCAAGATGTTGTTGAGGGGCGCAAAAAGCGCGTTATTATTAATATTGCACCAAGGATGGGAAAATCTGAGTTTAGTTCGTATTTATTTCCGGCATACTTTCTAGGTAAATACCCTGAGAAGAAGATTATTATGGGAACCCATACAGCGGGTTTGTCAGAAGACTTTGGACGGCGTGTAAGAAACTTATTAGAAAGTGAGGAGTACCATGAAATATTTCCGGACACAGTTGTTGCGGATGACCAGAAGGCTGCGGGCAAGTGGAGTACTGGGGCAGGTGGACAATATTATGCCGCTGGTGTTGGCGGCGCTCTCGCCGGTCGTGGCGCTGATTTATTTGTTATTGATGACCCACATTCTGAGCAAGACGTTAAGTCAAATTCTCGTTTAGCGTTCGATACTGCTTGGAGTTGGTTTCAGACTGGTCCGTTACAGCGTTTGATGCCCGGCGGAGCTATTATAGTCATTATGACTAGATGGTCATTACTTGACTTGACAGGACGATTGCTGGACTACCAGATTAAAAACCCTAATACTATTCCGTGGGAATTGGTAGAACTGCCTGCGATTCTTAACGAAGATACAGAAGATGAGAAAAGCCTTTGGCCCGAACAGTGGCCCCTTGAAGCGCTAAAGAATACGAAGGCATCTATTGATCCAAGATATTGGAACGCTCAGTATATGCAGAATCCAACCGCAGATTCTGCGGCAATAATTGGTAGGAAGGACTGGAATATTTGGGAAGCAGACGACCCACCTAGATGTGAGTATGTTATACAGTCTTGGGATACGGCGTTTGAAACTAAAACAACAGCTGACTATTCTGCATGTACAACTTGGGGCGTTTGGTATAACAATGAGGACAAAAACCAGCCTAATATTATTCTCCTTGACGCTTTTAAAGATAGGATGGCGTTTCCAGAACTAAAACAGATGGCACTTAAACATTACAAAGAGTGGCAGCCTGATGCGTTCATAGTGGAGAAAAAGGCAGCGGGGTCGCCGTTGATTCAAGAATTAAGAAGAATGGGTATACCGGTGCAGGAATTTACACCGTCGCGTGGTAATGATAAGATAGTGAGACTTAATGCCGTTGCTGATTTATTTACAAGCGGTAAAGTGTGGGCACCTGATACTAGGTGGGCACGTGAAGTTGTAGAAGAAGTTGCTTCATTCCCCGTAGGCGAGCATGATGACTATGTGGATACGGTATCACAAGCACTACTTAGGTACAGACAGGGCGGGTTCATTAGCTTGGACTCAGATGAGAAAGAAGATTCGTATTTTAGAGCGCGCAGAGCCGCTTATTATTAAGGATAAATTATGGCAGTCGATAAATCGTTATACCAAGCACCCCAAGGACTAGAAGCCCTAGCAGATCAACCAGATATTGAGATCGAGATTGAAGATCCAGAAGCGGTACATATATCAGCAGGTGATATGGAGATCGACATAGAGAAAGATGGGGAAGATGACTTTAACCAAAACTTAGCTGAGGTGATGGACCCAAGTGAGCTACAGTCTTTAGCTGGGGATTTGAGTGAAGATATTAAGAACGATATTGACTCCCGCAAAGATTGGGAAAAAATGTACAAGGAAGGGATTACCCTACTTGGTCTAAAGTTTGAAGAAAGAACAGAACCGTGGGATGGTGCTTGCGGTGTGTTCCATCCGATGATTACAGAAGCGGTTGTTAGGTTCCAGTCTGAAGCTATTATGGAGACATTCCCTGCCCGTGGACCTGTAAGAACAAGTATTGTTGGTAAAGAAACGCCTGAGATTAAAGCAGCTGCTCAACGCGTAGAAGAAGATATGAACTACCAGCTTACAGAAAAAATGCCTGAATATAGATCAGAGCACGAGAAGATGTTGTGGAACTTGCCAAGTGCAGGTTCTGCGTTTAAAAAAGTGTATTACGATCCAAATTTAGAAAGACAAGTTTCCGTTTTTGTACCGGCGGAAGATATATTAATTCCATATGGTACAAGTGATATTACGGTCTGCCATAGAATTACCCACCGTATGCGTAAAACAAAGAATGATTTGATAAAATTAATGCATGCTGGTTTTTATAGGGAAATTGAACTTGGAGAACCTCAAAAATTTTACACTGATATTCAGGACAAAAAAGATAAAGAAACTGGTTTCTCAGCGTCTTATGACGATAGATTCGAGCTTTATGAAATACACGTGGACCTTGACCTTCCCGGATACGAAGATACTGACGACGGAGAGGAAACCGGTATTGCGCTACCTTACGTAGTGACAATGCTACGTGGTACAAATGATATATTATCTATTCGCAGAAACTGGAAAGAAGACGATGAGCTCAAACTTAAAAGACATCATTTTGTTCATTATCAGTACATCCCCGGCTATGGAGCTTATGGTTTTGGTTTGTTCCATTTGGTCGGAGGCTTTGCTAAAAGTGCTACCAGCATTATGCGCCAGCTTGTTGACGCTGGTACTCTTTCCAATTTACCCGGCGGATTAAAAACTCGTGGTTTAAGAATTAAAGGCGACGATACTCCGATTGCTCCGGGGGAATGGCGTGATGTAGACTTGGGTAGTGGTAGTATGCGGGATAATATTCTGCCTTTGCCATATAAAGAACCATCTGCAACGCTGTATAACTTGTTAGGAACAATTGTAGAAGAAGGACGTAGGTTTGCTGCAACAGGCGACTTAAAGATTTCTGATATGAGTAACCAAGCGCCAGTGGGATCTACACTAGCTATTTTGGAAAGAACGCTTAAAGTAATGTCTGCGGTGCAGGCTCGTGTACACTTCGCGTTAAAACAAGAACTTCAATTACTAGCGGAGATTATTCGTGATTACACACCGGAAGACTATGACTATGATCCTGAAGAGGGTGGGCGCAATATTAAGCAATCTGATTATCATAGGGTCGATATTCATCCTGTTTCCGATCCTAATGCTGCCACTCTTTCACAGCGAGTGGTTCAATACCAAGCAGTTATACAATTGTCCCAAACTGCCCCCCAAATATATAATCTTCCCCAGTTACACAGGCAAATGCTTGAAGTCCTCGGAATAAAACACGCAGATAAGCTAGTGCCGTTACCAGAAGATGAGAAACCTACAGATCCTGTAACAGAAAATATGAAGGCGTTAAAAGGCGAACCACTAAAAGCCTTTATATTCCAAGACCATGAGTCTCATATTGCAGTGCACCAAGCAGCTATGACTGACCCTCTTGTTCAACAGATGATTGGGCAGAACCCACAAGCGCAGGCTATTATGGCGGCAATGCAGGCGCATATTGCAGAACACGTAGGGTTTGCATACAGACAGAAGATTGAAAAAGCATTGGGTGTTGCCTTACCTAGTCCTGAAGATACTCTGCCACCAGAGATTGAGAATCAAATTAGTAGGCTCATGGCTCAAGCATCTGGTCAAGTGTTGCAGGAAAGTAAAGCGCATATGGCTCAACAACAAGCCCAAC